GCTTTATCTCGATTACTCTATTGCCAGTTCAAGACTCAGTATCTTGAAAACATGGTTGGAAAACACAGATGAAAATGGAATGCTTCACGGTGAATGTATGACAATCGGTACGCCGAGTATGCGAGCCAGACATAGCATCATCGTAAACGTTCCATCTGTGGATAGCAAGTGGGGCAAGGAAATGAGAAGCTTATTCACAACCAAGCCAGGATGGGTTATCATCGGTTGTGACTCTGCAGGTAACCAAGCAAGAGGCTTGGCACATTATCTCAAGGATGAGGGTTTTATCGATACATTATTAAATGGTGATATTCACCAATACGATGCTGACAAGCTGACATCTGTATTAAAATCTATGAAAATAGATTTTGAAGTGCCTAGATCTAAAGCTAAGAGGTTCTTATATGCATTTTTATTCGGTGCTGGAGGTGATAAATTATGGAGTTATGTCTTTGGAGTATTTGATAAAACTAAAGGAAATAAATTAAAGAATGGCTTTGTAAGTGCAGTTCCAGGTTTTAAAGATCTAACAACAAAACTTGAGAAGATATATGGCAAAACAAAGCAGTATGGAGAAGGCTATATCCCTTCTATTGCTGGTAATCGCATTTACGTTGATAGCTTGCATAAGCTTTTGGTGTATTTGCTACAATCTTGTGAAAAAGCTACTTGTTCTGCTGCAATCATGGTTGCAATGGATAATCTAGAAAAAGAGAATATTCCATATATGCCGTTGATTATGATGCATGATGAGATGCAATTCATGGTTCCTATTGAGCACGCTGAAAGAGCTAAAGAGATTGGTGCCAACGCATTTAAAGAAGGTCCAAAATTATTTGGTATTGAGATCATGGACGGCGAAGGTAAGATTGGTAATAACTGGTACGAAACACATTAGGAGTAATATACGATGAAAGTTATATGGCAAAAAACATTTAAAAATAAATTTAAAATTGAATACGGTGATTGTAGTGGGTTATTCTTTTTATTCCCCAATGTAGCCACTGACGGCGCAGGTAATATTGTTATAGTTTCATATCACTGGTTCACAAGACAAATCGCTTTCACATACTATAGAGGTTAATATGTATACAGCAATCTACTTAGATCAAGACTGTAATATGACAAGAATATTTAACAAAAAAAATAATTCTTATGAGTTTGCCAGTTTAGAAGATATAGGTTTTAAAGATGTATATTTGTTTGAAAACAATCTCCCTGGAACAAATTTTTTTGAAAGATTAGATAATCTACAAGAACAAAGAATTCCATTATGTATTGCACAATCTTCGAAAGATAAAAAATTTAGAGTCATTGGTTATAGTGATAAAAGAGAATCTCCGTTTAACGTTTATAATGAAGTAGATGGAATAGATTTCTTAAATAGAAATCATGCTAAACAAGTAATAGACTTTTTACAAGCAAAATTTCCTGATGTTAAATATGAAATTTACTATAGAGTAAGTGAAAGAAAATGCCCAAACAAACTTTGTTAAGCTGTAGAAAATGTATCATTTGTGGAAGCAGCTATTGCTTTACACAAGAATGGAATAATCTACTTTATTGCTCAAAATATTGTCAACAATTATCGGAGAGATTAAGATGAAAACTGTACAACAATGGTGGGATGAAGTTTCTAATGATCCAGAGAAAATGATTGTATGGCTCAAAAAGCAATATCATGGAGAAGTTACTGCAGAAGCAAGAAAATTTCATAATGCAGGTAAGAATGCTTTAGGATTGGTGGCATGATGAAGAGATGTGAATTGTGTGAAAAGCTTCTGACAAGTTGTAAATGTGAAGAAGGTAATATTAATTTAATTAGGAAATATAAATGAATATAGAAGCAGCTAAAGAATATATCAATACCTATCGTGAAATACTGAACTTTCCAAAGCTTAGCCCTAAAGCGCTTAATTCTGAAAGTCAAAGAAAACCAATCGTGAGTATTATGAGAGGGTATTATGGGCGTGTTTCCACAATTACATTAGAATTTGAAGGCTCACCAACAAAGTATTCAGTGAATATATTTAGAGTAAAAAGAGGCAGATATTGCAGTACTGTAAGTACTCCATATAAAAGGTTTGTACCTTATAAAGAACCTGCTGCACGACTCTATTCTGCTACATTAAAGTTTTTAATTACAACTGGTCATATTACTGAAGAAGAAATTAGAGGATACTATGAATAATAAAGAATATTTATTAACGTTATTATCTGAAGAAGCAGCAGAAGTAATTCAAGCAGTTTCAAAAGTACTTAGATTCTCTGAACATCACAGTCCGCCTTTACGATCCACAACAAATATTGAAGAACTTAATATTGAGTTAGCACAATTGATGGCCGTAATTGAAATGTGTCAAGAGGCCGGTATCAATATTGAAATTGACAGTAAGGTTAAAAGTCATAAGAAGATGCAAACTGCAGTTTATATTGGTATTTCAAAATCTTTAGGGTGTTTACAAAATGGTGATGCTATTAATTGATGGTGATGTTTTATGCTACATGGCTTGTAAGGCCAGATGGGAGCCGAAAGTTCAAAAAGATGAAAACGGCAATTCAATCATAAAACTTGATGAAAATGGTAAACGTATTCCTTTAGAATATACAAAAGAAGAAGATACAAAATATTTAAGAGAGTCTCTAGATAATGTAAGAAAAGACTTTTATGCGCTATTAGATAAATTTTACACAAATGATTTCTTAATGGCTGTAAAAGGAGAAGGAAATTTTAGAGAATTATTATACCCTGAATATAAACAAAATAGGCACAGAGATCCAGATAAACAAAATGCTTTTGTCCCTGTACTCAGAAAGTTACTTGTTCATGAGGACTTGGCACTTGAAGCTACAGGAAGGGAAGCAGATGATTTATTAAGAATTTGGGCAAATGAGTGTATAGCAAACGGAATTGATTACATTGTAGTTTCTATCGATAAAGATTTAAAATGTATTCCAGGGAGACACTATAATCCAAAGAAAGAAACTGAAGAAGATGTATCTGAAGAAGAAGCAATGCGGCATTACTATGAACAGTTGCTGAAAGGAGATCCAACAGATAATATTCCAGGTATTCCTAGAATGGGGCCTGTGAAGGCTGCAAAGGCTTTGAAAGATTGTAAAACAGAAATTGAATTTCAAGATGTAGTTATAGAGCAGTATATGATAGCCTATGATGATCAATGGAAAGAAGCTTTATTATTTAACGGTAAAATGATTCATCTACAAAACAATATCAACGACTATTTTGGAGTGTCTGAATGGCCACTGGTAAAGGAGTTTAATTTATGAGATTTAGATTATGGAAAAGAGATTTAATATACCAAAAAGTTCAATTATATTGCCTCAATACCAAAATGGCCATTGGAATTTTAATAAACAAATGGGCAATGGTGTTGGCTTTATTTACATAATACGTGATAAATATTTAAAGAAGTTCTATTTAGGTAAAAAGCTTTATCGTGGTACAGGCAAGTTAAATAAAGGTGTAGAGTCAAATTGGAAGAAATATAAATCTTCATCACCGATACTAGCTGAGCATTTTAAAGTAAGACCTTTAGAAGAGTTTGAATTTATATGTTTAGAAGAGTATAAAACTAAAGGAGCTTTGGCATACGCAGAAACATGGTCTTTGTGTAATGTTGAAGCTCCAACAAAAGATATTTGGTACAATAAACGTATTGAAAAAATATCTTGGAAAGTGAGTGAACAAATAACAGATCTTCATAAAGGAAGATTATTAAAAACAATCAATTGGGATAAATTATGAAATCAAAAGTATTTAAAAATATTGCATTTGGAATTGTAGGAGGCGCTGCAATCGGTGCATATATCACAGCTGTAATTATTAGCGGATATAGTATTTTTAATGAGACTGGCTCTGCCATAGATTGGTTTATTACTGCAATCGGGTTGCACACATTTGCCCGATTTTTTGAGGATAAATAATGGGGAAGATTATAGTTAAAAATCAACCATGTTTAGACAAAAATTGTGGATCGTCGGATGCCAGACAAATTTATGAAGACGGTACATCTTTTTGTTTTTCATGCCAACAATTCTTTCCAAAAGTAGAAGGTGAGGTATATGTGGATCAAGATGTAAACTATAATAAGCAAAAGAAATTAACCATAGATGAAATTAAAGAATATCCAATAAGAGGTTTTAAAGAAAGAAATATCACAAAAGAAGTTTGTGAGTTCTTTAAAGTAAAAGTATCTTACAATACAGAAGGTGAAATTGATACTCATTATTATCCGTACGATAATGGTAATGCATATAAAATAAGAACATTACCTAAAACATTTAAATGGATAAATAAGTCAGCTTCGCTATTTGGTATTGAGAACTTTCAACCAGGTGGTAAAAGAATTGTTATCACCGAAGGTGAAATTGATGCAATGACTGTGGCACAAGCTTCTTTGAATAAATATAAGAAGATATTTCCTGTGGTGGCATTGTCGTCGGCTGTTATGGCGCATACAACATTATTAGAAGCAAGAGAATTCTTGAGGTCCTTCAATGAAGTTGTATTATGTTTAGATAATGATGAAGCAGGTGAAAAGGCCACAAAAGAAGCCATAAGTATTATTGGTATTGATAAGGTAAAGCTGTGTAGATTACCTTTAAAAGATCCAAGCGAAGTATTCACCAAGATGGGTTCTCAAGCATTGATGCAATGTATTTGGGATGCACATCAACATATTCCAGACGGATTTATCACAAAAGATGAAATCTGGAAGAGAATGGAAGAAAGAAATAAATTACCCGCAATTCCTTATCCTGCTTGTATGGGTGGGTTTAATAAGAAATTGAAAGGTAAAAGATTCCACGAAATTACCTTGTTTATTTCCGGTACAGGCTCAGGTAAAAGTACACTATTACGTGAGAGTATACTGTGCGATATTGAAACAACAGATTACAAAGTAGGAATCATTTCTTTCGAAGAAACACCTGCAGAGACAGGCACCAAGTTAGCTGCCATGTATCTCAACAGGAATCCCGAAGAGGAAGAAATTCCATTAGATGAATTAAAGATAGGTTTTGATGCCGTATTCGACAACGACAGAATTATATTGCTCAATCATGAAGGAAATTTTGCTGATTCAAGTATCCTGGATAAAATTGAGTATATGTGTCTTGCCGGATGCAAGTTTATCTACATTGATCACATTACCATTTTAGTTGCCGAAGGTGTAGGTGATTTATCCGGTAATGAAGCACAAGATAAGATGATGAGCGATCTATCACGAGTTGTACAAAGACATGAAGTTTGGATTGGTCTTGTATCACATTTAAGAAAAGCACATAATGGAGGTAAATCTTTTGAAGAGGGCAAAATACCGGTTCTCGACGATATTAAAGGATCTGGCTCTATCAAGCAGATTAGTTATGATATTATTGCTTTTGCAAGAAATATGTTCGCAGAAACTGAAGAAGAAAGAAACACAATTAAAGGAGCCGTATTGAAAGCTCGAACAACAGGTAAAACTGGACCTGTAGGAAATATGCTTTATTTAGGCTATTCCGGCAGGATTATCAAAGAACCCGAAGAAATCACAAGTATTGAATAAAGCTGATTTTATAAGCAGTATAAGGGAAAATTTAAATTAAAATCAGGAAAACTATGAATAACTATAAAATAGAAATTGACTATAGTAAAGATTCTTTGTTTGATGAAATGGGATTAAGAAGACTTAAAGACTCATATCTAAAAGCAGAGGAAAAATCACCACAAGATAGATACGCTTTTGTGGCTAATGCATTAGCATCAAACCAAGAGCATGCTCAAAGACTTTACAATTACTTAAGTGATCATTGGCTGAGTGCTTCAACACCGATTCTGTCGTATGGTGTAAATAAAACAGGCTTGCCTATTTCATGCTATTTATCGTATGTAGATGACAGCACAAAAGGATTGATCGATGTACTTCAAGAAATTGCAATGTTGTCCGTGTTGGGAGGCGGTGTAGGTATCGGAATCGGCATCAGAGCTGAAGATGAGAAATCTGTTGGTGTACTTCCACACGCAGCTGTATATGAAAAAATCTCAACTGCATTTAGACAAGGCAAAACAAGGCGTGGATCATTTGCTACATATTTAGATATTGATCATCCTAATATTGTGGAATTTGTAAATATGCGAAATCCACAAATGACGGGTGATGAAGATTTTAGATGTTTTGAAATGCATCATGCAATCAATATTACAGATAAATTTATGCAAATTATCGAAGCATGTATGCTTGATGAAGATGCAGATGATTCTTGGGAATTGATTGATCCTCATACAAAAGAAGTAAAACAAGTAATATCTGCAAAGAAATTATGGGAAGATATTATAGATTTGAGAATGAAGACCGGCGAGCCAATGCTTCATTTTATCGATAGAAGTAATGAATTTCTTCCTGCATTTTTTAAAAATAAAGGATTGAAAGTTAGACAATCTAATATCTGTACAGAAATTACTCTTGTCACAGATGCATTGAGAACTGCAGTATGCTGTTTGTCTTCATTGAATCTTGTATATTGGGACTTATGGAAAGATAATCCACAGTTCTACGAAGATGTATGTGAAATGCTGGACAATGCTCTTGAGATATTTATCAAGAATGCTCCACCTGAAGTTCGTAAGGCTGTATTCAGTGCCGAAGAAGAAAGATCAATTGGTATTGGTGTACTAGGATTTCATGCTTTATTGCAAAGTAAAAATATACCGTTTGAAAGCGCCTTGGCCGCAAGTATAAATCATCAAATCTTTTCTAAATTAGATTTCTATACAGCTAACGCAAATAGAAAATTGGCATTGGAAAGAGGTGAAGCGCCTATAGCAAAAGGTTATGGTGTTAGATTTAGTCACAGAACTGCAGTTGCTCCAAATGCCTCTTCAAGTATCATTATGGGTAATACATCTCCCAGTATTGAGCCTTTCAGATCTAATGCCTATAGACAAGATACCTTATCTGGTTCTTATTTAAATAAAAATAAGTATTTAGATAAAATAATACTTGAATATGTAGAGACATTGCCTGAAAATTCCAGAAAAGAAATCTATGATGAAATTTGGGATAGCATTGTTGTAAACGGTGGTTCATGCAGACATCTTGATTTTCTTTCAGAATGGAACAAAGACGTATTTAAAACATTCGTAGAAATTGATCAAGCATGGGTTATTCAGCATGCAGCAGATCGTCAGCCATTCATTGATCAAGCTCAGTCACTTAACTTAGCATTTGTACCAGATGAACAAATTAGTAAAATACACGATGTACATTTTAAAGCTTGGAAAATGGGATTAAAGACTTTATACTACTGCAGATCAGATAAAATTTACAGAGGTAAATCTTTAAATGAAAAAACATCAAGAGTCACTTTTGTTAAAAGTGTAGACGAAACTTGTTTAGCATGTGAGTAACTATGTCGAGAATATTTGAGAAAAGAGATACATTTAAACCATTTGAATATCCGTGGGCTTACAATCTTTGGCTGAAGCATGAGAAAATGCATTGGACAGGTAAAGAAGTAAAATTGCATGAAGACATCAGGGATTGGAGAAAGAAATTATCACAAGAAGATCGTGATTTCTTAACCAGCGCTTTCTTGCTATTTACTCAAAGCGATATTGATGTGGCAGGTGGTTATGTTAATGATTATTTACCACACTTTCAACACCCAGAGCTGAGAATGATGTTGTTGGGCTTTGCAGCTCGTGAGGCTGTACACATCGATGCGTATTCGCACTTACTGGAGACTTTGGGGTTTGACGATGACTTCTATTCAATGTTTCTAGATATTGAAGCAATGCGAGATAAGCATGAAGCATTAGAAGCTATCATTTCATCAGATCAAAGTGCAGAATATCTTCCTGTAAAAATTGCAAGCATTAGTGCATTCACAGAAGGCATGTTCTTGTTTACAACATTTGCTTTATTACTTGCATATCCCAGAGATGGGCAAATGAAAGGTATGGGGCAAATTGTTTCATGGAGTGTATTGGATGAACAAATCCACATTGAAGGTCTAATTGGAATTTTTAAAACAATTATCGAAGAAAACTCTGATTGGTGGACAGATGCTTTGAAATCTGAGCTTTACTCAATTGCAGAATTGATGTTGGCATTAGAAATTTCATTCATTGAAGAAGTGTATAAAGGTATTAAATCACCAAGAATCCCTAAAGAAACTTTGATTGACTACGCTAAGTTTATTGTGAATAGAAGATTGTATGAGATGGGTTTAAAAATGTTGGAAAATGGAATTAGCAAGAATCCATTACCGTGGATCGATTCTATGATTAATAGTCAGAACCACGAAAACTTCTTCGAGACAAGGGCCACAAGTTATGCCAAAGGTGCATTATCAGGCTCTTGGGGTGATGTATGGGGTCAATACTCATGAAGAGAGCTTATTTCTATGAATTAGAAATTGGAGATGAGTTTGAATTTAATAGTAATAAATATGAGAAAATTACTCAAAGAACAGCTTTATTATTGAAATATGATAAGGTATTTTATTTTGGTTTAAAAGATATGTGTAAATTAATAGGAAATGAAAATGACAAATGAAATTCAAGAAGGCAATGCAGTACTGGGTGAAAACGTGGTAATCGAAGGTTTGGATATGCAAGCAACCGCTCCACAAATTGATCCAAGATTTAGCTCAGAAGAAGCCAGACGCGATTTGGCCAAAGTAAACGAGTTTTTAGAATCTATAAGAGAGTCTTCTCCAAAAACATGCTTAGCAAATGCTCTTAGCGCTGCATTGGAAACACTTCAATTTGAATCTGAAGAAGTTAAAGCGGCTATGGTCGCAGATATATATGCTATTAAATGGACTAGCAATTCTGTGATCAAAATGTTGGAAGTAAGAGATCAAGAAACACCGCCTGTATTGCAAGAATGCACAGATTTTATTGCCGCAACAGTATTTCAATTAGATCAACAAATGCAAAAGATTTTAACATTTGCATTTGATGCACAAGCTGTTGAATCTATAAATGATGACTTGGAAATCCAAGAAAACGAAGATATTGATCAAGCTTAATTAATTATAGGGAACATGAAAGTGTTCCCTATTATTTTGGAGAAAATAATGATTGTAGCATTTAGAGATGTTCCTTTAAGAAGTAAATTTATCACAGTAAATGGTGATTCTTTTACCAAGATAGGGGATGCAACAGCATCTCAAGAAGGTACTTATAAAATTTGTTTATTTGCAAGTAGTCAAGAAGTTATTGTAGAAACTCTTGATATTAAAAATATGTGCAATGAAGAAGCATTTTTTATGATCTACGTTGAAGGAAATCATGCTCCCAATAAAAAGCACACCACGTATGCAAGTGCAATGGAAGAAGCTCGTAGACTGGCCAAAAAAGAAATCGGAAAGAAAGTTAGTATATTGGGTGCAGTTGAATACTTAATTGCAGAAGAGCCAACAGTCAATCGTCGTAGTTACATTAAATAAGGAAACAATATGAAAATTACATTCACAACAGCTCAATTGAAAGAAATTTTAACTGATCATTTATTTGAGGAATTTGGAATTACAGCAGATTCGAAGAATATTAAATTCATAAATGAAATGCGATTGAATGACAAGCAAGTATCAGCAGAAATTGAAATTAAATCTAAAGGAGAATAATGATGGCTAATAGTGATGAAGTGTTTTTCATGGTTGAATCTATTGCAGAAGAAACTTCAAGCAAGGCTAAAGTGGCTCTTGTAAAGGAATATTCGGACAGCGATTTGTTTGTTACAGTTCTGAAATATGCTTATGAACCTTTGATAACATTTGGTGTAACGGCTAAAATGCCTGAAACAACAGGTGTCGGTAGATTTACCATGCACACAATCAGATTATTAGATAAATTAATCAATAGAGAACTTACAGGCAATGATGCAGTAAGATCTGTAGAAAATGAACAAAGAAGATTGACACCGTCGTCGTCACTATTATTTACAAGAATTATCAATAAGGATTTAAGAGCAAATATTTCAATTAAATCAATCAATAAAGCGATTCCAGGACTTTTATCCGAAGCTGCTTATATGAGATGCAGTTTGCCTCATGAAGTAGATTTGCAAAATTGGAATTGGAGTCTTGGCGTATTTAGCCAACTGAAAGCAGACGGTATGTTTGTGAATATCAACACGGAGATTGATCCTGATAAACGAAAAATGTTGTCAAGAAAATATCAAGAGTTTCCTAAAGAACCTTTTAAAGAACTTTGGGAAGAAATTGATACTTATTTAACCAGCGGGTTTCAATATCATGGAGAGCTAACAGTATATAGAAATGGTGTAGTGTTATCCAGAAAAGAAGGTAATGGTATATTAAATAGTGTAAGGCAAGGTGGTTCGTTTGCATTAAATGAGAAGCCACATCTAACATTATGGGACAGAGTGCCACTACATACAATTAGGGGTGTATATGCCTGTAAAGATGACTATTCACAGCGTTGGTTAAATTTATTAGATGAGTTAGATTATACTGAAAATAATAAACCAACTTACATACATTTATCAGAAACAGAAGTTGTATTCTCTTTAGAAGCGGCATATCGTCATAAAGATGCTGTAACTAAAAGAAAACTTGAAGGTACAGTGGTAAAGCATCCGCATGGTCTATGGAAAAATCATACGTCAAAACATCAAGTTAAACTAAAAGATGAATTTGAATGTGATCTTAGAGTTAAATCTTATATTGCAGGTACAGGTAAGAACGAGCATACATTTGGTTCATTGTTGTGTGAATCTGAATGCGGTGAATTGTTAGTTGCGGTCAGCGGCTTCACCGATGAAGAAAGACTTGAAACAGATTGGATTGGAAACATCATTCATGTAAAATTCAATTCAATCATTGATTCTAAATCAAAATCAAAAACTTCTCTTTTCTTACCTAGATTTAATGGCAAACGGTTTGATCTTGACTATGCAGATACTTTAGAAGATATTTATAGAATTGTGGAGGAAACTAATGAATGAGTTTATTGCTTTTGTTTCGGGTGCTTTATTGACGGCAGTAGTCATACTTATTGCAGGTGATAAACTTGGAATAAAAGAAAGAAATACCAAAGCATTATATGAATTAGCACAATGTGAAAAAGATTTACCCAGAGATCAATACTGTAAATTAACTGCAATTCCGGAGACCAAATAATGTCAGGATTAAAACAAAGCATTATCAAAATGAACTTAAACCGTAAATTGGAAGATGTGGCAAACTCGATCGAAAATGAAGTTGTCAAAAGAATATTCTTGAACAACGTTATTGTGTCTGGCGGTTGTATCCCTAACATGTTGATGGGTGAAAAAGTAAATGATTATGATTTATATTTTAAAACAAAAGAAGCTACATTAGAAATCTCAAAATACTTTGTTGAATTATTTAAAACCAAAAATGTAGGAAAAAATATCTCTGTAGTGGAAGAGGAGGTTGAGAATATCAATGGCGTGCTTGAAGATAGAATTAAGATATTTATAAGGAGCTCAGGAGCCTGTGAAGGCTATAATGACGATTCACAAGAAAATACTGAAGAGAGCTGTGAAGGTGCTACTTATTTACCTGACAATAAAAATCCAATAAATGATGCAGAAGAAATGGCCAAGGAGCTAAAGGCTAAAGGAGAGAAATATTTTCCAATTTTCTTGACAGATAATGCAATTACTCTTAAAAATAAAGTACAATTGATAATTAGATTCTTCGGAAATCCCGAAGAGATTCACAATAACTTTGATTTTAGACATTGTATTTGTTATTATGACTATCATAAGCAACAACTCATGGTTCCTCAAGCTGCCATGCAAGATATGTTGGCAAAGGAATTAACATATAACGGTTCATTATATCCAATAACATCTCTATTAAGAGTAAGAAAATATATTAAAAGAGGCTGGAGAATCAGCGCAGGGCAAATGCTCAAAATGATGATGCAAGTTCAGAAAGTAGACTTTAAAAATCCACATGTACTCAGAGAGCAATTGATGGGTGTTGACAGCTTCTATATGAACAATTTAATAGTTGCTTTAGAGAATAATTCAGAAAAAGTAGATGAAAATTATTTGGCACGATTAATTGATGAGGTATTTGAATGAAGCACTCTAAAGGGCCATGGAATCGTAGATATGGAAATTATGTTTATCAAGGAGAGCGTCATAATCCTAGTATAAATCAAAGATTAATAGCTATATGTGAACCTAATACTCGATCTGAAAAAGATTGGGAAGAAACATTTGCAAATGCTGCTTTAATAGGGCATGCACCTACTATGCTTGATCTTTTAATAAAAATAAAAGAGCAAAATATATTAAACAAGGATGATGAAGAAGTTATAAATAATATTTTAATTGATCTTAAATAGGAGTATTTGAATGAGCAAAAGATTCGGCAGAAATCAAAAAAGAAAACTTATTGAAAAAATTAATCTCTTAGACCAAGCACACAAGCTTTCAAAGCATTGTTTGCATACGTTTGTCGAGAAATACCAAACAGCCAAACAAGAAATTGAAACTGCAAAGCAAATTTTAGAGTTTAACTCTATACTGTTTAAACCTGAAATATCTAATCTGAAAGTTAATTGGGATACTGTGCAATATCCTGTTTATGAACCTACTTCGTTTCCTTTAGAGATGAACGATTCTGAAGTTACGTTGTCAACCTTTAAAACTATACCGTTAGATGTATTATTGACATATGCTAAGACAGATGAATTAAGTCAAATGGTGCATATTTATGTAAAGCTTGGAGATGATAAGATCGGCTATGCAATAAGCAAAGAGGGTGCCAAAAGAATGCCCAAAGAAAGACTTGCCAAAATATTGGCAGATGAATTAACTAAACAATTACACGGAAAATTTTAAAATGAAACAAAAAGATTACAAAACAGTTAACGGTACCCAAATGAGATTTTACAAAAAATTGGATGATATGTTTTTGATGTTAGATCCTAAAAATAACATTCATAAGTATACCTCGAATGGTAAAGTGGTAGGTGATGGTTATTCTCATTCTATGGATTTGGTGATTTAAATGACAAAAGAACAATTTCTTAAATATACAAATAAATTTGATGAAGTATTGCAAAGAGAGATTTCTGCCAAAAATTCATGGGGTAAAAATGAATTGATGTTAATACTTTTAAAAGCTAAACAAGAGGCTTTATTATATGCAACATTCGAATAGTACAATTGAAGAATTGACAAAAAGGTGTGAATTATTAGAGTCAGAGAATAAAGCTCTAAAAGAAAGATTGGATAGTGGAATACCTGTCGGGTGGCATATAGATGTGGAAGGTGATTTACATGCCACAAATTATTATTTGCCACAGAATGCAATCTTAATTTTACCAAAAGAAGATAATGAAAGAGAATAAGAATAATTGTCCAAAATGTGGAAGGCATATGGCATTATATATGTCTTTCAGAGAAAAGGTTTGCCATGATTGTAGACTCAGATTTAAATGGGATCTAGATAAGGGCCAATTAAGGCTAATTCAATATCAGAGGTAATATATGCATAATAAAGATTCTAGTTTTATTTTAAATTATAAAATTATTCATTGTAAAACAAAAGAATTAATTTATAAATGTAATGGTAATTTAAAAAATGCAATCGAAGAAGCTAAAGAAGAGTTGGAGGAGCTTCAAAATGCTCAATAAGTTTTTATTTAAATTGAAGATACGTATTTTAGATTACTTCTTCAAAAACTTTGCACATGCTCTTTTAAAATATGCAATTGAAAACAAGATATCCGCAAGCGCTCCAATAACATACAGCGATCTTTATAGAGCATCTATACAGTATCCTTATAGAAAATAAAGTTAAAAAATGTGAAAAGCCCTCGCGTCGTCTGTGACGCGTTGGGTGTCCCCATGGCCTCAACCTGACCGACCGACGAAACCGACAGGAACAGGTACTCACGAGGCCTCAGCATGATATCGACGTCAAAGTCGTAAGTGAAACGCGTTCGAACTGTAAAATTAACCCTTATACGAAAATGAGAGACACTCAGTTGCCTCTTGTAATCCATTATTTTAAAACTATTGAAAAGGAAAATATCATGACCGAATTAAAAATTGCTCAAGTATTCGAAGTTGACGGCCACATCTTTCACAGCAAAGCAGAAGCTCAAAACTTTATTCGTCGTCCTAAAATCAAAGCTGCTCTGGAAGCTTTCACAAAAGCTGTAAGCCCAGATTTGGCGGACTTCATCATTGAGAATCAAGAAGCTATCGAAGATGCCTTTGAAGTAGGTACTGTTCGTCGTTTGACAAAATCAGACATTTCTAAACTGGAAAAAGCAATTAAAGTATTGGGCGAAGCTCAAGTGAAAGGAACTGAGTTCTTGGTCAGCATGTGGCCTGAATTGGAATATAAATACCGTTCAGTAAAACGTATGACAGATGAAGAAAAAGCTGCCGCCATCCGTAACTCTTTGCTTGCTATTTCAGACAACGATTTGGATCTGGCAGATTGGATTATGACACATAAAGATGCTATCCTGGAAGCTTTCGAAGCCGGTGTAGAAAAACGTCAAATTAATCCTGCAGCCAAAAATGCTCTTGCTGCTTACCAAGCTAAGAAAGCCGCAGAAAAAGCAGCCAAAGAAGCTGGCGAAGTTCCAGAAGACGAAGACGGCACCGAAGTTGAATTCGACGAAGACGAAGATCTTGAGTAATATTTAAAGCCATTGTAGCTCAGCAGGTAGAGCGCCTTACTTGTAATGAGGATGTCGTAGGTTCGATTCCTATCGATGGCTCCATGTCCAAAACGCTGTGTTTGTCTCCTTTCCACAGAGCGTTTATTATCCCTTCAACTAAGACTTGAAGGGATATTTTTTCGAAGAAAGGAGTATCTTATATGAAGTAAACAACAAAGGAGAAAAATCATGTTTAAAAGTAAAGCAATTACATTTAACGCTGCATGTATATTTGTTACTCAAGCGATGGCTCAAGGTATTGAACGTACTAAAGCACTTGAGTATTTATCCAAGATGAATGTGAGAAATCCTCGCTTCAAACAACGTACTTCAAAAATGATCAAGACAAATTTTGGTCATAAAGGAACTCGTCGTGTCTATCCAAATGGCTTCAACAAATCTCAAGAGAACTTAAGAAGACAAGTACAAATTCAATATGGAATTATCAGAGCTACTGTTTAATTTATCTATCGCATACACATTGCCACAAATCTTGTGGTCTTATTTAAATTATATTATAGGAATAAACAAATGAAAAATACCGAAGCAGGCTTTACAATTTTTCATTATGGCAACAGCTCTTTCTTGTTGTTAGGGCCGGTAAAAACATTGAGCAGAACGATTTCCGAAGATCAATATTATGCTTTAGATTTAAATACAGGAATGTTTACAACTTTAAACACAACAATAATTCAAAAAGTAGATTCATTCAATATCGTTACGCATGGTAGACGTGGTATCAAAAATCCTTGGGCTAAAGAACCTGGATTGCGCGTATATTTAAAAGATTCTAAAAATAAAGGTTTGAAATTGTCCAAAGGAATTTCCGTGGAGCAGATTGTTAAATTGTGTCAAGAAAGAAAAAGAATCAGGATTAAGTAAGCACGATATTATGGTAAACTTTTATAAAGGTGACAAAGTTGCCAGTGTTGTGTTTTCCGAATTCGATTTCGAGAAACGTTTGGCGTATGTGTTTGCTCAATTGTTGGGCTAATTTATTTAGGGTGTCCTCGTGACATCCTTTTATTTTCAAAAGGAAAAAATATGTTTATTATAATAGTAGGTTTTATGTTTTTACCTATAATGTTGTCTTTGGCGATAGTGTTGGATATTTGGGTGCCGAGCATATACCTTGGAAAAAGAGAATACCATATTTTATTTTCTCTATCTGGCTGCTTTTATTATCTGGTTTCGCAACTTTTTCAATGTTGGTTGAACAGGGTGTAATATGAAATTTGAATACAATATCGAAGAAGAATATATACAGGATT